TAGTAGTTTGCCTTGCTTATGTTGGGCTAGTTTTAGGGAATGCCATTTTTAAATTTGTTTTACTTTTAATCGGGGGCTAATTGTGAGAGATATACAGACAATAGAGGGTGTTTTAACAGTCGTTAATAGACTGCCTTCAAGTTATAACGGGAACCCTAGATATTTAATTGCAATCAATAGCGTATGTTGCAAAACTGCCGTGGATTCTAGCCTAGGCTATTGTGTCACCAATTATGACGGCAAACCCGTCATAGCCACAATCGGAACGCATTACAGGGTTAAAACCCTAGATTCAATCAAACCTTTAACCACTTAACACGAGGCTAAAAATGAGAGTTATTGAAAAAGAGGTATTCACCTATGACGAGTTATCCGAAAGTGCCAAGCACGAGGCAAGATCATGGTGGATTGGTGATGGTGTTGAATATTGTTGGTTTAAGGACGGCAAAGATTCAATTGAGGCATTTTGCCAGTTTTTTGGGGTCAAGATCATTAACTATGAGATTGGCGCATTTTCTCATTCTTGGATGACTACAAGTGCAGATAAGCACCATTTTAGAGGGTTAAAACTGCAAAACTTTAACCCTGATTATATGCCTACTGGATACTGTTTAGACTGCACTCTGTGGGGGACATTCCATAAGACTTGGAAAGAGACTGGTTCCCCCTTAAAAGCGTTCAATGAGGCAATAGATGAGGCAGTCAAGGACATTCAAAAAGACTGGGAATACCAATATTCAGACGAGGCAGTCGAGGAGATGCTAATCCTCAATGAGTATGAGTTTACCGAGGAAGGCAAAAGATATGTCTAAATATCAAAAGAAAATTGCTCATGGTTATTGGAATGATAAGGAAAAAGGGGAATTTGTTCATGTAATAGCCCTTGATTCTTGGGATGAGGTAGAGGATTGGGAAGATGCAGAGATATTTCACTTTTTTGATGGTGATGAACCCATTGGCGATCATGGAGACTTCACAATCACAAAAATAGAAGATTATTAAACCACTAAAAATGAGGCTAAAAATGACAACGATTAAAAAAATAGAGTATTTATACGAAAATCAACCAAGCAGAAGAAGATTAAAAATTACGTTATCGAATGGCGCAAAAATTAAAGCCGAATCCTGTTATGAATCTTGGGAACAATGGGGAGGTACGATTGATGACCTATATATCACTATGCCAATTGTTGAGGCAAATAATGAATGGTTACATGGAGGAGAGAAAACCACTTAACACGAGGCAAACCGATGAGGCTTAGATATAGCCGAAACCCTAGCGATAGGGTCTTTGTCAAACTGCTAGGAGAAACATATGGCATACGCTAATTTTGTAGCTAATGAAGTCTATGACACTTTGTTTAAAAACAATCATGTCAAATTGGATTTTGTCAAAACATTCGAGGATGGATTTATTGACAACGCATTCAATCGTATTTATATGTTGGGTTCTGAATTTGGTGATTTTGTAATCACAATTGAAAAACTGGATGGAGAAGAAAATGCCAAAGTATGAATTTTTTGTAATTGAAAAATGGACAGATACGATAGAAATTGAGGCTAATTCTTTAGAGGAGGCAGAAGAAAAAGCAGAAGATTATCTTGAAGATCGAGATATGGGTAGAGCAGTCATTGACTGTTATGTTGAATTTAATGGGGAGATTGAAAATGCCTAAGTATAGGATGACTTATGCGCTTTATTGGGAAGTAGAGGTAGATGCAGAGGATGAGGCGGATGCTTATGAAATTGGCAAAGAAGAAATACCAAGCATGACTGTCAATTCTGATGATTGGTTATTGTGCGAAAGCGAAAAACTTAAGGAGAATTAAAATGCCTAAATACTTTGTAGTCTTTACCGAAGAATCAACAAAAGATCATGGCTATTATGTGGATGCCAAGAATAAGGAAGAGGCATACCACTTAGCACAAGGCAAGTATTACGCTATGCAAGAGGCTGATAGCATCAATACTAGCTATTCCAAAACAATTGACCATGAGGTGCAAAATGCTTAACTGGGAAGATGAATTAAATGCTTGGGATGAGAAATATAAACCAATCCCGAACCATATAGATAAGGGTAATGATAAGTTTGAAACCTACGGGGAAGAATTGGAGTTTGTGCGAACCATAAACTCTACTGAACCTAACAGGGTTTGGACTTTGATTGAAGGCGATAGTGGCAATTTATGGATAGTTAATGGCTATCATTTTGTAAACAGACTAAATTACTTTATCACCAAGAACCCATACGAAAAAGAGGAATATGTTGAAATTCCTTATTACATTTTTGAAGATGAAGAGGAGGAAGAAGATGAAACGATATAAGGCTTATGCCACTATTTCTTATGATGTAGTTTGTGAGTTTTATTTAGAGGACGATCAAGATGCTTGGGATGTTGCAAAGGATCTTGATGGAGGAGATTTTGACGAGATAGACGGCTCTGCCGATTGGAAAGTTTACGAAGTAGAGGAGATCCCAAATGCCTAAAGTAATGATTGAAGTAGATATTCCAAAAGGTCGCTCTATTGCCGAGGCAGAGGGCGCAATCAAAAGAGCATTTGATCCTGATTGGGTAGCTGAATGGTGGCATATAGATGACATCATTGAGCAAGCAGAAAACAATGGGGAGCAAGTTACTGAGTATGAGGCAAGAGAGGTATTGCGCCTGATGTCAAAGTATCACGATTGTGAAATTGGCATTAACTGGGATGTCATTGATAACTGGGTCGATCATGTGGTCAAACAACGCAAGGAGGTAGCATGAATAGCGATCTGTTAGATGAATATTGCGAGGCAGAGTTTGGTCATACAGATTGGGCTATGTCTTGGGATGCTGATGGTAATTTAGTCATTACTTTTCAGAAAGAACCGAGTCCTGATTATTTAGAAGAATTAGAAAGCGAGAAGGACTATAACGAAGATCCTCCCGTCCAAGTTCGGATGCGCAAGGACTTGGCAGAGGAAGGCGTCACCATACCCGCAGGACTTAGCTATAAAAACTATGACGATCTACAAGATATCACTTATCTTAGCGCGCAAGATATGGAAGGCGCAGTTGAGTTTGACACGGGAGAAAATCCTGATAGCCACGCATTTTGCCCTGTAAAACTGAAGGATGGCAGAGTGTTTTATATGATTGGAGTTGATTTAGATTGGGGGAATTATGATTGATATTGACAAGATGACCAGCGATGAATGGCTGGCATACAGAAGGCAAAAGGTAGAGGATTTTTATGCTAAAGGCGGGGAGCTTAAACCCGATCCTGATTGCAAGACTTGTGATGCAGATAATGATTATGTCTGCTTTGACCATGAACTCATTCAAACAGGAGAATAAATTATGAATCAGAATGACAAGGACGCACAACAATGGATGGAGGCTAATGCTAAATGGCAAAGGGAAAGAATGATCCATGCCAAAGAAGAAGGCAAGCTATACCATATTGACGAAACAGGCTATGTAATCATTGAGGATAAGAATGAACCTAAGACTAGCTAAAGGCAAGATCCCCATCTTTAGAAGGTGGGAGCAAGGATCTGAATACTTCTTAATTGACTTCCCAACACGGGAAGTCTTTTTTAGCCTGTATTCACATCAGGTCAGCGACCAGAATAAGGCTAAATATTACGAAATCATAAAGCACCGAGCATCAGGCAAGACTAGGCGAGAATGTGGCAACCTTGTTGGGCTATCCCAAGGCGCAGTTGCCAAGATTGAGTTTAAGTTTCTGAGGCTTATGAGACAATACTATGTAACTGATTTTGAAAAAAACTTATTTAAACTTACATATTTACATAGGGAGTTACAATCTTTTTTAGAGACTGAGATGCCCGAAAGTTCCCCACACGTTGATGATAATCATTGAAGTCCTCCCCGACTGTGGGGCTGATCCAATACGGCTTGCCTGTTTCCAAAGCCGTGGCTTGCCCCACACCGCTATTGTCGTTATCGGCAACGATGACCCCATTGGGAAAGTACCCAGCTACGTGCTTCATGTTGCTTGCACTAAAGCAAACGTGGATACTATACTTGATATTGCAAGTTTTCATCATCTCTCTTATGGAGAGTCCAGTCGCGTACCCCTCGCAGAACATCGGGATTCCCTTTGCGTTCATGCAGAAAGTTGCCCCCTTGGATTGCTGACCATAGAGGAACTTCTTTTCCCCTTGTTCATTGATTATCTGCAACCCAACCAGTTTAGTCCCTATTCTCATCGGTATAACTAATAACTTCTCGCCATCCTTGTCCCATACATTAGCCTCTAAATCAGGAAATCCCTTGGACGCAAGGTATGGATGCGTATCATTCTTACATTGGTTCAAAATCCAACCTGCTTTGGCAGCCGCCTTTTCCTTGGCATCATTTGAGGCTTGATTGGACTTAGCAATTCTTTCTTTCACCACCGAGCTTGAGGCGCTTTCGCCATCAGCAAACCATGTGGCTGGCTTTTCCATCGTAGCCCAGTTCTGCACCCATCCTACATTACCAAGGAACTTATATCGTCCGTTACTACTGCGTGGATGATCGACTGTGGGTGTAGGTGTCCATTTATCGTATTGGACGGAACTAATAATGAGGCCATGTCCTCTGGCAAAATCTTCAAACTGCATCTTCGTTCTTTCTTTTCTGTATCTCGTCTGTTAAATACCATACTGCCTTCTCTAGGTCTTCAATACGCTTACCCTTTTCATCTGCTCTCCAGATATATTTGATAGCGTTACCCAGGTTAAAGCCCATGTGCCGTGTTATTTGAATACACTCGACCCCCGATGGATGGGAAGTGTAGTGCTTTGGGTTATTGACTGGATCATTCATTTGTCTTGCTCCTGCATCATCTTATTAAATTGAGCAACCTCTTTCCACCATTCATCTGAATACTTCGCTGGCCTTATTTCTTGTGCTGGATGGGTGTAAAGTGGGATTAGCTCAATACCTTTAGATTCATAATGTTCTTTTATAGCCTTACTTTTGATAAAAGAATGTTCACCTCTGTGTCTTTCTAAAAGCCAAGCTACTGGTTCATTGTTCATGTTTTTTATCCTCAAGATTAATTAAATCTTCTAACTTATAACCACGTTTTTCTAATTCTTTTTTAAAATTAGCAATTGCCTTGGCTTCAATATAAGTTACTGCGCCTCTGTCTATATCGAGTGCCTTAGCCACATCCCTTTGACTCATAGCAAAGTCCCTAGGATCTTTTCTTTTTTTCATGCTGCTTTCTTATATTTACTTTTTGCCCAAGCAATTTGACGATGCTTGACCCAGTTAATTGTGGTTAAAGATGGTATGCGTGTGGTTTGATACAAGTTAACAGGCCATGCCCCAAACTTCTCTTTGTATTTATGTTTAGCCCAGTTAGCAATATAACCCTTTTCTTTGGCAATGTGCAAGAGTTCAGAATAAAAGAACTGCTCCTCCTTACGCTTGTTGGCATAGTTTTCTCCCAACTCAATCATTTGCCCAGCTACAACAGACAGTTGAAGTTTTTGTTTAACATACCCACAAGAAACGCAAGTATCGGTATGCTTAGGCCATAGCGCAGAACAAGATGGGCATTTGCTTTCTTTCTTTTCTTTTTCAGTAGGTTCTTTTTTAGTCTTTTCTTGCTGATCGTCTAAATCTTTTACACCTTCTGCGTAGATCTCGTCCCAATCGTCACGAAACCGCAAGTAATTGCCCGAATGATCCAACCAAAGAGCAAAGTCCTTGCCTGGATGGGGGCGCATTACTCGTCCCAGTTGCTGAATATGAGAAGACAATGACTTACTAAAAGGCCGAGCAGAAACACCGATGCATACGTCTGATACATCGAAACCTCTAGTAAGGATGTCAGTAGCAATAAGCCCGTGAATATCAGTATCTGGGCGAGCAAAGTCCTCAATAGCTTGTCTCTTAAATTCATCATTGTCCTTATATGAAATTGATACAAAGTTATAACCTTTATTGGCAAACTGTTGAACCAAGTCTGCTCCGTGTGCAACTCCCGCACAAAACACAATGGTCTTCATAGGCTTGCCATAGACTTCATTGGTCTTGGTAATCCATTCTTGCACGATATCGCCTGTAATCTTCATGCCACGTTCTGTGACATCATCAGGACTCCATTCGCCAGCCAGTTTCTTGGCTCCTGTCATGTCAATCTCTTTAGAGATATATACCTTTAATGGAGTAAGCCACTTGTCTTTTACTAGTTTGCCCGTAGTCGAGGCGCAAATAACATTTGTATAAATGCTGCCTAACCCTTTGGTAAACGGAGTAGCCGTAAGACCAATGACCCTTAACTTGGGATTGTCTTGAATAATAGCAGTAATCTTTGAACGTGTAATGTGGCACTCATCCACGATGAGTAGATCAATGTCAGGGAACTGATTACGTCTTTCTAAAGTCTGGGCAGAGCAAACCTGGATACGCCTACTGCTATCGTTCTTCCAATGGTTAGACTGCATTAC